TCATCATCATCTCCTTTATGTTCATCACCCATATCAAATTGTTCTTCTTCTTGTTTCTCTTGAATTATTTGAGGTTTTTCAATTTCTTCATATTCATAACCAAGTTTAGTTGAGATAGTTTTCTTCGATGCATATCCCATTTCATCTTGAATACTAAATGCCTTTGTTTCCTTATCAATATCTCTATGGATAAGAGGAGGAAATTCAAGAGTACATTTTCCAGTTACCATAACAATTTCTTTTCTCTCAATTATTTTTTTCTTTTCAATATCATATTTCTGGGTTATCTTTTCATATTTCTCTGGAAGAACACCATTTTTAACTGCATCCATAATTACTTTTTTATAAATTTCTTTGAATGGATGTGAGAAGAAATCCTGCCATGCCTCGAAAGCTCTAACTGCTGGAGATTCAGAAACCATAGTAGATGCATAATTTGCATTGGAAGCATCTCCTGTAACCATATATTCAGCCAGATTCGATCCAGCTACTATCATTAATAACATAGATCTCCCGTCATGCTTAGTATCGCCAGCATGAAGATCTACATTTTTAAAATCATATTCTACACCTTTCGTCATAAGAACTGAACCAGATTTTGGAAGTTTCTTATTATAAGTCTGAGATCCTCCGGAAGTAGATTTAACTGTTGAGTTTGTAAATCCATCAGCAAATGTACCAGCAGATGTCACTCCAGTTGGTTTACCAATTAGATTAAATATAGTTCTGATCTTATTAAGATGCTTGCGGTCATTTAAGAAATCAGTATAATCCTTAATGTATTTAATTATTCCGATTAAGAAGGAAATCCCTCTTTTAACATCAGAATCCACCAATATTTTGGTATGCATAATGTATTTTGCTTCGATGATCTCTTCATTTTGTTGACCATTACTATCTGCATATTCACGATGATATCTAATAGGAATCTCAACATCATTGGGATCTGTCTCAATACCAAATGTATATTTATTGCTCTTATCTGATATTTGGGAAGGTCGCAAGAATCTTACGAATGGAGGTTCATCACCTTTATCATTGAAGTATCTTAAGAAAATTTCACCATCCCGAAACGTCCTTTTTACTAATTCCTTGATCCGCATATCCATCTTATTTTTAATACAGAAGTTATCCCAGTATTCTTTAATCTTTTCATCTTCCGCTTCCGGTACTATCTTAAAGTTTACACCAATCACAAAATTGACGAGAGTTTCAATTATTCCACGAGCCAGAGGTGATGTATAATAAATCTTTTGGGCATTCTCTCTTATGGTTGTCATTTCGTTTTGTGTATACTCTTCTTTTCCCTGCCCGATCACAGTCCAAAACTTCTCATCTTTATCTTTAGCAAATGATGGCATTGACTCTACCATACCGATCATTTTTAATCTCATTTCTGCTTCTTTTATTTTAATATCTTTATTTAAGTTTTTTAGTCTACCCTTTTTACTCATAACTGATAATCTCCTATTTCATCGAATCCATCACCACTAATGTTAATTGGGTAGAAAGCATTATTTAAAGCTGCTTTCTTATCTGGTGATCTTGCAATACGCTTTTTAATCTCTATCTCTTTCTCAATCTTAATCTTGCCAGTGCTCATAATAACTTCATAATGCGTTTCCATTAATTCTTGCATAAGTTCATCATCTGGTGGTAACATTAAATTAAAGCCAAATGCTGGATCTAAAGCATCCCTAACCGCCCAATGTAGATAAGCTCTCATATTTAAAAATATACGTTCACCAGTTAAATCTGTTAGTCCTTCTGCTGAATATGACCCTTTTGCTGCAATGATATTTTCACAACCATTTTGACATAATGCAGCATATACTCCAGCACCTTCACCGTTGGCATCAATAGCTCCACCTTGAATATTTTTTAATCTTACTTGTACTTTATCAGCTACTTTCATATGGAATGTGGCATCTTTTCTAATATTTAATACTTCGATTTTTTTTATAATATTATACATTCTATGGACACAAACGTTTTTATCCTTACCCATTCCAGCAACATCAATACCCATGAATGTTGGATGTGTTTCAAGTTTATCCCCTTTGCTCCACTCAAGCCAGCGCTTATTAGCTGCTTCTATCCACATATATGGAATAAGTATATCTTCTGATTCTCTTGGAAACTCACCTAATACCTTGATTAAAAACAGATCAAAAGGTCGGTAAAATCCACCTTCCCATTTAAAATCGTGCATATCAGGATCAACTTCTTCTTCCGGAATGGAAATCGACCAGCCAGGCTTTCCAACACGTTCATTGACCCATTCCCAATCCACCTGTCCTGGAATTAATATCTTCTTAGCTCTAACATTAACTGATTTAAGCGACGATAATTTGAATTTAATATAGTTAGGATCTCTGGTGGAAGTAAATGCCTCTCCAGTAGTTCTGATAGGGTTAAAGATGATTATAAGCCTTGAGTCACCCTGTAGAATCCCTTCAATAGCATCAAAGTTCTCTTTCTCAAGTCCTGATGCTTCGGTTACTATCACCATATTGTTGGGGGAGTGAAATCCCGACCAAGCTTCCATGTTCTTATCCGCAGCTTTGAATCCAAGTACATAATGCTCAGTATCTTGATATTTGATGCGTGAAGTTAATAGTTCACCACCAATCGGGATCTTACTATTCTTATACATCTTGGAGATCTCAGCCATCATAACCGCTGTTACTTGTCTTCCGGTAGGTGCTGTTAATATTGTCTTCGACGGATATCTCAATATATAGTTACATAATGCCAATGCAGCAGCAAGATAATCTTTACCTCTAGAGTTCCCAGATCTTACAGATACTCGTCTATTATGCTGAACTGCTTTGATTATTCTTCTCTGCTCAAAATCTAATCTGAGTCCAAGACCTTCCTTTATGAATAAGTTCCATCCATCAGGATCATTCTGCCAACGATCAATAACATCAAAATCTGTTTCTATCTTATGAGCTAAATTACTTTGCATCAGACTCAAATTTCTTTTTAACAAGATCAACTAAGGAAGTGAATCCTGTTAATTCTACTTTATCAGAATATAGTTCGTAATACTTAGATAACATTTCCTCAGCCTTCATTCTACTTGGAAATTTGGTTTTAATAACATCGATCGGAATCGAGACAAGATCTCCATTTTCATCTTTTTCGGTATCATATTTTTTAACGATCTCGAAACCTTCCATCAGACAGGTAATAGAATCAGGCATATCGTGAATGTTTTTAAGATTACCATTCTCGTCAAATAGATCCTTCTGATTGAATGTAGCTGCATTCTTTAACCTGGTTATTATCTGGAGAGTTTCAACTGCTGTCTTCCTGATCATAATATCAGCTATCTTCTCGATTCGATCCTCAAGCTTGTGATATAGTTTACTTGATGACGTTTGTAATGTATTATATGTTAATTTATCTGATTCAGGAAAAGCTCGTTTGTAGGCTTTTTTTTTAGAAAAGTCTTTGAGATATTCAAGGATGAATATTTGCTCTCGCTCACTACATTCAAACACAATACTGTAAATGTCTTTATGTAAAGAGTCGATCTCATTTTTAAATTTATCTACTTTAGCCATTATCTTTCCTTTTCTCTCATATAATAATAAATTAATAAAAAGCAAATTATAGACAAACTAAATTAACTTTGACATAGAGATTCTAAAAACTTCTCTTTTAAAAATCCAATATTTTACCCTATTTTTATGTTATAACGCATTGATTAATATAAACTTCTGAAAGCCTTTATAAAGGGTTACTAAAGCCTTTCGAAACACGCATTCATATTCTATTTCTTTTTAATCTTCTTCTTTATTCTTTCTAATAGATGTATTCTAAAGTTAAGTGTTAAACTTTAAATATAATATATTATTATTAAATTATCACTTTCTTAGTTATAAAAGAATACTTTATATATAATATATTAATATAAGTAACAATTAATATTCGATATTTCGAAAGGGTTGGGTAAGGCTTTCAGATATGTATATATTTCAAGTAGTTACGCAATAGTAGATATTTTAACAGAGATGAAAGGCTTTCAGATGTCTTTATACTATATATAGTTATAGAATAATTAATTGATTATCAATATAAATAGGATATTACTAACCATTAAAATAGATATTTGGTGTCTTGAATTATAAAATATCCCGATGATTGTTTATGATCT